AACTAAATGTTCCCATTTTTCTAATTTTTTAACTTTTAATACTAATTTTAATTAATCAATAAATACTTTATCCCAATGTGTTATAATACTGCCATCTTCAAGAGTTTCAGAAATAACAATTTCTTGATTTCTTAGATGTTCTGGTCTTGCACCACATGAAATATCATCTTGTGTTTTAAAACTCAAGATATTTTTGTCTCCTTTACGCACTAAATAACCAATTGCGTCTGATTTAGATGTTGTAATATCTTTTAGTTTACCTGTTAGATTAAGATCCAACGAACTAAAATCATTACCATTTTTTGTCAATAAGGTATCTTTTACGTGACCACAAAAAATAACATTAGGAGCAAGATTTTTAATTCTTGACGTAATATCATTAAATGCTTGACGTAACCATGGATAACCTGCACCATTTGCAAGATTCAATATGTTACCATACTTTGCTTTACCGGTTGTTTTCCAATTAGCACCCATTGGTGATAATGAATACAAATGTTCTGCGTATGGAATACACATATCTTCCAATGCTGTAATAGTGTCCAAAGCGATATACTTATATGGCTTACCTGCTTTAATAATTGCAGCTTCAATGTCCATCAATTCTTTAATGTTGTTTGCTTTGATTTTCATCGCATCAACATAATCAGAACCACTTTCTAAATCTATCAATAAACAATTTGGTAATTGTGACAACAATGTTGTCTTACCAGTTTTTGGTTTACTGAATATGATCAAGTTTTTAGGACTCTTTACTACTGATTTAATAGTAGCAGTTGGTAATTCAATACCTTTTACTTCTGTTGCCATGCTTTACCGTCTTTAATTAAATTATTTAACCACTTTTTATTTGAGATTGGAACATTCTGTACAATACAGTAAATATCTCTAATTGTCATCTGAGCATAATGATTGTCATCTTTTTCGAGATAGTTGTCATCAAATATCTCATTATCAATTTCACCAAACTTAGGAAGCGTAAGTTCTGGTTCTTCTGATGTTTTCGCTTGAGGTTCTGGTATACTGAACTTAATACTTGTTCTGTTTACCACTTCGAGTGAAGATAACTTAAAAGCATAAGATGGATAAGGAAGCATTGTACCATCTTTCTTTTTTGTTAACTCTCTATAATCTGATGGATTATCTCTCCAGTCAGGATTGTTTTTAAATCTGTAAAGTACACGTTCTCCTTCATGATATGGTTTATCAAACCAGTCGAACAGTTCTACATATACATCTTGGTTCTTAGAAATCTGTTCTGCATAGAATCTAATTGTTTCTACTTGCAGTGCTCCAAATTCGTTACCTTGATAACATAATTTTGCAAAAAACAGAGGGTTTTCAATACCCATTTCTTCAAACAAAGGTTCCCAAAAAGGTCTGAACTCTTCAGTGAGTTCGTTAATGTGTTTTTTCTTTGTTGTTGTTGACATACTAATTACATTTCATTTTTACATTTAACTTGAACTACTACTAATTATTCGAGTCGATGGTGTGGGTGCTTCCACAATAGTCATTTTAGCATATTCTGCTCTATACCATTGTATACCCACATCACCAAATCGATTCTTCAAAATATGCATTGCCAGCAGGAACTTATCATCTATGATATACTTATTTGGTCCATAAAGTCCTAAATTATACTTTGCTGGGCGGTTAAAAGCAATCATAACATCTGCACATTGAAGTAAAAAATCACTACCATAAACATCAGACTCAGTGGGATAGTGTCCTTCACCTCTCCCTGTCGGTTTCTGACGTTCTGGATCGTCAATTTCTCTATTCAATTGCGTCAGTATAATGAAAGTTACTGGCAACATATTTTTCATTTCTGTCATCATAATAGCAAGATTCTGCAAGGTTGCTTGCTTATTGTTCTCACTACCGGATTGTTTTACTAAAAGAGTATGATCCAAAGTAATCACAAAAGGTTTCTTCATTGTATTGTAGAAACTAAAAATAGCACTACGCATTTCATTTACAGTCAATGCTTTATCAATAATATATTCCTTTCTTGTAGTCTGCTTGCTTGCATACTCTTTTAGTTTGTTAAAATCTGCACTGGTTAATGGTGGCATACCATCATCTTGTGCAGACTGTAAATATCTGATATTCAATCCACTGGTTGCAGATAATTCACGCAACGCCATGTTTCTACCAAGCATTTCGAATTGAAAATGTAATACAGCAAAATCCTGTTCCGGATTTAGACGCTGTAATTCTCTTGTCAAAGATGCTGCAATAAGAGTTTTACCAACTCCTGGTCTTGCAGCGATAACATATAGTGATTGCCACTCAATACCATTCAATCCAATCTTGTTAAATTGTTTCCATTGAGTTTTTAAAGATTTAATAGTACCACTCGCTCTTGAGTGAATGTACTTTATACCTTCATTCATCACTTCACCATATTGTTTCCATTCAATTTTTTTTGGTTCGTCAACCATTGGAAATAAATATATAAAGTTTAAATTAGATTACGAAGATAATAAACTTTTAAGATTTAAACAAGTTTTTACCACACTATTTTAGGTTTATTTGCTGCTTTTAAAGCATCATTTACCTGATTAAAAATGTTGTTGCTGTTCCATTCTGATTCTTTTTGATAAGCTGCAGATGCTGGATGCGAACACTTTAAAATTTGTGTGTTATTAAGAATATTGTCAATCAAATCTTCGTTCTGTTGTGCTTGTTTACCCATAAGTACCCAAATATACTCTCTATCATTTGCGTTAAGCATGTCAATAAGATACTTATTAAACGGATCCCATATAGGAATATGCTTGCCAATTTTGCCAATTTCTGTTGTCAAAGAAGTATTTAACATAAGAATGCCTTGTTTTGACCATCGTGATAAATCTGGATCAAATGTAGTTACATCTTTCTCATCATTGTAAACAGTTTTGTTTACATTTTTAAATATGTAACGCAAAGATGCCTCCGGTTTTTTGGTATTTCCACACGAAAAAGCAATACCGTCAGCAACACCTAATTGTGGATATGGATCTTGTCCTACCATGATTACATTGGTAGTATCATATGGACATTCCATAAATGCTCTAAACACTTGTTTTAATGGTGGAGTAAATCTCTGACCATTATCTACACAGTTTTCAAGTACTTTTATGATATGCACAAAGTCTTCTGACAATAGAAAACCTTTTAGTACATTGTGCCATCCTGATGGTTTAAGCATCTCGTACATTTTAGATGCATATTCTTGTGGAGTTAATTTATTTGGTACGTTTGACATTATTGTATATATTTGTGCGTTAATTAATTAATTATAAAAGTCATGGCAAAATCAAAAACAAAAAAAGTTCCTGAATCTGTAAAAGATTTACCAATTGAAATCATTGATGAAAATGCAGTTGTAAATATTAAAGTAAGTACAACCTTTTTTCAAAGATTGCAAATGGTCTATCTAACATTGATGAAAGACAAAACTCCTGAAGATGTTCAAAAATTTCTTGAAGAAGTAAAAGCACAAACTATTTCAACTGAAGAAAACTATCACATTGAAACATTGTTGATTATACTTTCTGAATTTCAAAAAAATGCTAAAGCAGAAGGTTTTACAAGAATTGTATCTAAAGAAGAATTAGATAAAATTAATGAAGAACGTGCTCAAAAAATTAAAGAACAAGGAGCAACTCAAAAGTAAAATCCAACTGTATTGCCAATATCTATACAAATTTGTATAGCATCTGACAATTCTGTTTTACTACAATCAGCAAAACTTTTATACTCTTTAGAAGCAGGATCATAAAGTCCTGCTTTTTCTTTTACAGTAGCTTTCATTTCTTCAAATGTGTGTCCTGTAAATCTTGCCAAATCTCTTATAGATACATGCACTTTTGCAAGTTGTCCAACTGTTTTATCATCTTCATCAGATAGTTTGGTGATATATAATTCTATTATTTCACCATCTGCAAGATCATTTTTAAATTGACTAAACAATGTGGCATCTGTAATTGTCAATGGTTTTATTTCACCATTGTGTTTTCCGAATTTAACGGTTATGTTCTGCATCTCTCCAAGTTATTTTTGATTGATCTAAATCACTAAGTGCACTTAATACCCATTCTGTGTCTACAGTATCTTTGTATGCAAGAATATGTATAATAGATTGTTGATCCGGATTAAGTCTAAGTAATCTACCAATACGCTGATTACTTTTACGTTCATTACTATATGCATGCATAATGATTCCATATTTTAAATTTGGAATATTTACACCTTCATTTAATTGTTGAACTGCAGATAAACAGTTAAATTTACCTTGTTTAAATGCTTGTAAGTTTTCATCGCTGTTTGGATTCTTACTATGATAACTGTTGTCACAAACTCTATCAGCTTGTTCTGTATTGTTACAGAATACTATGCATTTGTCATCAACATACTCTAATAAATCTTTAGCGTATTTTTCTTTGGTAGGATATTGCATTAATCCTTGCATACGCAATATGCGTAATTTTTGTTTTGATCCAATAGAAAATTCTCTATCTATTGCACTTGTCCAATAGTTGTAATGATCACGCTCTGAAGTCATAAAAAATCCACCGTTTTTCTTGGTGACTTTAAATGTTTTTGCAGAAGATAAAGGTAACATATGTACAACAATTCTATAGTCGTTTAAAATGTTATCATCAATAGCATCGTCAGTTATGTATGAATACACAACCGGACAATATCTATTAACCATTGTACCTTTTTCTGATGATGCGTGACGTGGAGGCGTTCCTGACAATCCTAATATTTTACCATGGTAAAAAAGAAGATAAGTTTCATGGGTATACAAAAGATTATGACACTCATCTAAATAAATACAATCATACTCGACATTTTGTTTTGTCAAGGATAAATATGTAGTAAACTTGATGTGTATTAATAAATGCTCTAAACCAAATTTATAAGCATCTTCTTTCCAAGTTTCGAATATGGAAAGTTTTGGTGCAACAACCAGAAAACTTCTTGCACCATTATCAAACTCTTTTTGCATGTGTTGTAAACCAATATAAGTTTTACCAACACCCATTGAAACACCTAAAGTACAACGATGAACACCTTGCGTAGCTGCTATTGCTTCGCTTTGGATTTGCTCACGTTTATTTTGTTTCATCAGTTTTTTTCTTTCTGTAAGTTCTATGTTTAGGAAATTCTACTTTATACTTTTCTTCAGCGTCTTTTAAAACCGGTGAGTAATCTTCTTTGTCTACCCAATAGATATTTAACAGCAATTTATCAAAGAATCGTGTTAACCATCCAGGTTTACTTTGTGACCATAAAACTAATCCAGCACCTTTTTGTGCTTCTTCTTTATTAGCAGCGCCAATAATAAAATAACCAACGAATTTTTTATTATCCATTTTCTAATCTGTTAAGTGAAAAATTTAATTCTTTTGCTTCTTTTGGATGTAATTCAATCCAAGTATGACATGATCTACATACAGATAACCATGTTGTTTTGTCAAGATAATACAGTCCTCTACCTTTCTTGTGATGTACATCAGTACTTTGAAGACTGCAACCTTGTAACCTTGCTTGACATCCTGGATGTAAAGATAAGAAATCTTTTCTCATGATAGAATATAATTTATCAAGAGGATCTTGTTTGTCTGCTTTAGGTTTAATAGGTTTTGGTGCTTTTTTTGGAAGTGGAGTAGAGTTGTCCTTTAACCAACATTGCTTGCAGTATCTATTGCCATTGTGGTTCTTCCATATGATTTGTTCAGTGTCACAACTATCACAAATCTTTTTTTTCGGTTGTAGCATTATTGTTCTAAGTTATCGTAATCGATATAATCGTCATCATATAACTTTTCTTCAGGATCAATAGTAGTTAAATCTTCTAATTCTTCCTCGGTAAAATCTTCTTCATCCATTTCTTCAATATCTTCTGGACCAGCAGGTCCATGTTTTAAAACACTAAAAATAAAAGGATCATTAAATTCTTCACCAAAGTTATATGCAACC